GGCCATGCTCTCGGCTTCCAAGGCGCAAAGCACGGCGGACATGACGATCCGGCAGCTTGAAAACTTTGTCCGGCTGTTAAAGGCGCATGGATGGAAAGAACAGAAGTCAAGGAAGGAAAAGCCGGAAGATGCGCAGCTCATCGCGCTGCGCGACCGGGTAAGGGAGGAAGCCGCAAATCTCGAAAACGGCGATGCGCGCCTTCCCGGCCTGGCAAAGAAGATCTGCGGCGTGGACCGCCTGGAATGGTGCCGGAGCGTGGAGAGGCTGGAGCGGCTCCTGGCCGTGCTCAGGAAGCTGCAAGGGAAGGAATAAATGACAACTAACAATCATCAAGTGACTAGTCTGGCTAAGTGTCGCCATTGCGGAAGACGGAATGAACTTAAAATTCCCAGGGGAATTATTCTAACGAAAGAGGACTGGATTGACCTGTATTATACGCTGCACGACTTTAAGTGCCGACTTTTATTGAGGCACGGGATGATTACGAAAGAGATATTTCCCCTGCAATTATCAGATACAAAAAAACAATAAAGGACCCTCCAGTGCCGCCCGGCTCCGAGGCGGTCCGGTGCAAACCGGGCAATATCGGGCGCCATTATTAACAGGGAAAGGAGAGCAGCAGATGCGGGAAAACGATAAAACAGATGCGGAAGCGCGGGCCAGGCTGATGGGGGTCCTGTCGGAGCACATCGGCGCAACCAGGGCGATCGGTATGGGGGAATTGCACGAATCCGTCTACGGGAAATCCTGGCGGAACCGGATCAACGACACCCGGCGGCTCCGGACGCTGGTGACGAAGATGCGCCGGGAGGGCGTGGCCATCTGCTCCGTCTCCACGCAGGTCGGGGGCGGTTATTACCTCGCCTCCGCGGGGAGCGAACTGGTCACGTACCTCCGGCGGTCGGAGGACCGGGCGCTCCAGATCCTGGCCCGTGTCGCCAAAATCAAGAAGATAAGCCTCCCGGATCTGCTCGGCCAGAAGAAGCTGGAAATGGAGAAAGACGATGAAAAAGCGGCCTGAGATCAGCCTGTCCGAGGCAAAGGAAAGGGCCGAGGCCCTGCTGAGTGACGTTAAGGGCCTGCAGGAAGCGGCGGATCTGCTCATGGCGGAATGCAAGGAAGCCATCGCGCGGGTGACCCGTCAGTATGACGAGAAAATATCCCCCCTGATCGAGATGCTGCGCGATGACGAAAAGGATCTGGTGCGGCTGATGAAGTCTGCCAAAGGCGCCCTGTTTGCCGATGGGGATATCGTCTACCTGCCAAACGGCAACCTCCTCTACGCCCAGGGCGACCACGTGGTCATTCCCCGCGATGCCCTAGCCAGGTGCGAAGAGCATCAATTCCTGGACGTGATCAAGACCGTGAAGTCCCTGGACCGCGAGGCGATCGAGAAGTGGACCGACGAGAAGCTCATCCTGATCGGCGCGGAGCGGAAGCCCACGGAGACGTTCAATTACGAGATCAAGGGAGAAGGAAAATGATCGCATACTGCTGGAAAAGCGGACAGATCGAGATCGGTAAAAGAGTACCTGACGGGGCACTGCCGATCATTAAAGGAACCAGGAAATTCTTGGAAAGTACCATTCATGGGACGGCAACACTTGCATATGACAACAAGACATGGCTCGTGCCCGGAATCAGGACGTCTTCTGATCCCCTCCAGGCGCTGCTGGATTATACGAAATGGCTTACAGACAGGAAACCCAAAACAGAGGTGGCGGCATGACGGAGAAGAACACAACGGTGACGGTGGATGTCACCAACCGGATCTGGATACGCGCGGCGGCCTGCGTGCCGGAGGAATACGAGGTTGTGGTGTGCGGAACGACGCAACCGGGTGATCGGCTTTATGATCTGTGGGGCGAATGGCATGGGGAACCCCTTCAGAGCTCCAAAGACGGTGATCTCATCGGTATCGGCGTCGAAACCTTTTACGCGGTCGCCCGCCGGAAGGAGAAAACGCCATGCTGAGTCAAAAGGAATCCGACTGGATAAAGCGCCTGGAGAAGGCCGTCGACATCAACTGGGACGACCTGACGGAGTGGGAGAAATCCTTTATCGAGGACGTCCTGGAACGATTCCGTTGCTGGGGTGAAAAGATCAAGATCTCGAAGAAGCAATGGGAGATCCTCACCCGGATCTCGGACAAAATCATATAGGAGGGGTTATGGAGCGGAAATACTATCTGGCGACGCCGGGCGGGAAGAGTCACGAGGCCATACTGACTTGGCAGAAGATGTCTGCCGAAGCCATTAAGGCAGTGTATGCACTGGCGCATGAGCTCGGGGCTAAGAGAATTTACCGCAGCGGAGAGCGAATTGCAGCATTTGATTTTGAAAAGGAAGATCCTGGACGGGCATGGCGAAACGTCAGAGCGTTAGGCTGCGGTAAGTACATGCCAAATAAAGCGACAAAGGCAGGCAAGGAAATCATCAAGAGGGTTGATGCTATTCGCATTCCCGATCACCGTCTGTTTTCGGAATTGATGGGCGGCGGATGGTTGATTGTTAGCGGAAATATGTGGGGATCTGTTTCGTTCGAGACCATAGGGGATAATTTTATCGTATCCGTACCTATCGGTGATGACGAAGATTTCATTCCCGAGGATGTTACGCCCCTGAAACTGTCCGAATACTATGCCATGAAGGAAAGGGCAGAGGAAGGCGTTAAGCAATGAAAGACCTGGGAATCATTGATCGCAGTCTATTTGAGCGGGTCTACGCCGAATCAGAGCGTCAGATCATGAAATGGGGAATCCAGGACCGCACGCCCTTTGAATGGATTACATATATCACCGAAGAAGTCGGAGAACTGGCCGAGGCGATACAAGACAATGAATATCGTGATGGTAGTGCCAGGGCTGTTATTTCAGAGGCCATCCAGGCGGCGACGCTGTGCCTCAAGGTTGCGGAGATGTACCTGCATCCCCAGGAATCCGGCAAAAAAAGATGAAATAATGATCAAGGACGCCCCCCGTGACCGGGTCTGCTGGACCTGCCGACATTATGGTTTCAAGTCAGGCAACCCCCAGGGCTGGCGGTGTGCCTGCTGTAAAAAAAGGCGCTTCTGGTTCCCGGATTCCGAGGTGAAGCCGGGAGAAAGAAAAGGATGCGAGGACTGGGAATAATGGGAACGGGACGACTCAAGAAGAAAGACGAACTGCACTATCGGAAGGGCTCAACCTGCGAGAACTACAACTGCGAATACTGTAAAAGTTTTGTAGGGAACTTCGAAGTCCACGGTCTGGGTGGAAATGTGCTGGCCATTGAGGGCCGCTGCCGCGTCATGGGTCTGGAGCATTCAAGAAGGTACCGCGTTCGGAAGGATTATCGCTGCGATGCCCAGGAGTGGGATCGCTCGAAATGTTCGTGGCTGAAATGAAAATGGATATTGCACAGATCATGATCATCCTGCTGGGCGGCGTGGCGATATGGCTGGTCGGGCGTTTGGAACACTGGCAGCGGTGGGGCTATATTGCCGGTTTCCTATCCCAGCCTTTCTGGTTCTGGACCGCCATTCAGCACGATCAATGGGGAATTTTCTGTCTGTCAGTCTGGTACACGTATGCCTGGTCGATGGGAATATGGAACTACTGGATTAAAAGGGATAACGGATAAACAATGAAATTCAACTGCCCCTGCTGCCGGAAAGAACTGGATCTGATGGAGCTCATCCTGGAACAAGACCTGAACGCGATTATGCGGACCATGAGCGCCTTTGGCGCGCACGGGAACCTGGTCATGGCGTACTGCTACCTGTTCGGTGTGACGCCTTATAGGATCAAGGCAAAAAAATACCGGATCCTGCTGGAGGAGATGAAGCGCCTGTTCGACGCCGAGGCGTTCTCCTTTGAAGGGCGAAAATATGACATCAGCCGCCAGGGGATCGCCGAAGCCCTGGACGTCGTCGTCAAACGAGAATTTACACGGCCGCTGAATAATCATAATTACCTGAAAACCATCATGATCGGCATCTCCGAGCGGGAGCGTACAGCAAAATCGAAACAGGCGGAACGGGATCTGCGTGAGAAAGAGCAGTGCATCCTGTCGGGCGCACGGGACGGTGAGGACTACTGTCCTACCGAAAATCTGCCCGAGGATGTCAAGGCGGGCATAACGGACCTGAAGAAACGGCTGGGTCTGTCAAGCGATTGATGGAGGAACGTCATGTACTGCGACGACTGTCCGGACCGGGTGCGATGCGACGAGCGCGAGTCGTTCATCGTCGGGGATCAATTCGGGTTGTGCGAAGAAACAGGCAAGCCGGACTGGCGGCCCGACGATTATTTTTTTGACTTCCCGATCGAACCGGTCGGGGAAAATAATCTCATGGAGGTTGAGGAAGACATGAACAAGAATGGAACATGCAGCAACTGCGAACGCGGCAATCTTAACCTGGTCGGAGATCTGTGCCATACTTGCTATAGTGCTGCAAAGAAAAAAACGGGAGAAGATCGAATGAAGGCTTTGCAAGCCGTCGCGGACAGGATAAAGGCCGGAAAAATCCGTCCGAACTGGCAGAAAGCCGCACAGGGAAAGGCGGATATTACAAATCAGGAAGGGATTGCAGAACTTGAAGAGCGCTTGAAAGACGACTTGAATAACGGCTCGATCACGCTCGAACTGGATAGATATCCCGACATCAAATCCGCCATCGAGCAGGAAGCCGGGAAGGAATTCCGGTCGGTTGAAATGCAGATCCTCTATATCCTGAATCGGCACGTCGGTCTGGGAGCGTAAAGGGAAATGGGAAAACGGGATCCGGAAATCATCCTCCCCTGCCCGATCTGCGGGAAGCGGCTGGCGGACCTGAAGGGCCACGAATGTGCCGGTGATATCCAACTGGAATTCAGGTGTCCCGGATCTTGTGGTCAGGTATGGGTGACGACACAATATATTGAGAAAATCCTTGCAAAAAACAGGACTTTAAGCTAGTAAGAAGACTACAAATTGAACACTGAGAGCCCCTGGGAGGGCCAGCGGGACCGAAACCCCGCCGGTGTGAAAAACGAGAGCTCCTGAGAGGGCCATCCGTCATAGACGGGTGGCCCTTTTTTATTTGGTTTTCGGAGATTCAAAACGATGGACGCATTTGACTACGCTTACAACAAAACCCTGGGACATGAGGGCTGTTATGCCGACGTACCGGAGGACCGGGGCGGCCGGACAAAGTACGGGATCACCGAGACGACCCTGATGGAAGCCATCCGGCTGGGCTTGATTGGGCCAGTCGGCATCAGAGATCTGACGCCCGAACAGGCGCGGTTCATCTATAAAGCGCTCTATTGGAATCCTCTCAAACTGCAGGTGATCAAGGACATCGCCATCGCCGCCGAGATCTTCGACACCGCCGTCAACTCCGGCGTGAAAAAAGCCATCATCATTGCCCAGCTTGCCCTGGAATACCTGGGAGAACCTATCGACCTCGATGGGATCATCGGACCGGCTACGCTTAATCTGATCAACAAATGGTGCGTCAAGGACCCCCGGGCGCTCATGGTCGCCCTCAACGGGATCCAGTTTATACACTTTTGCGCGATCATCGATCCGCACCTGATCGACACGATCAAAACGCTGGTTCGCCCCAGTGCCGACCAGCGGCAATTCGCGCGTGGGTGGACCAGGCGCATCCAGGAATACAGGGGGACGGTGCCATGTTGAACCTGAAACCGGGCGACCTCTGCGTCGTCAAAACGAAATCGGCGATTGCCGGGATGGTCAATGCCGCACAGCGGTTTCTCAGCCGCGACGGCAAGGCCGAGTACAACCACGCACTGATCATCGTGGACGGGGCCGGGCAAACCTACGAGTCCCTCCTGCGCATCGACCATTACCATCTCGCGCAGTATGTCGGCTGTCCCGTCTGGATCGTCCGGCATGTCGAAATGACCGGCGATCGCTTTTTGGCGGGCTACCGGAATATTCTCAAGTATGACCGAAAAATATACCCCGCATGGCGTCTGCCCATGCACTTCCTCCGGATCGCCCAGTACATCCACTGGAGCTACCCTGTCTGTTCCGAACTTGTGGGGTTGCTCCTCAACAAGGCGGGCCTGTTCAGCTCGACCGGCTGGGGCTGGAGCCCCGACGACCTGGCGGACCTGTGGGCGGAATCCAAATACTACGAGACCATTTTCAAAGGCACCCTGACGGAAAATGAGGTGACGAAGTGAGAAAGACAATCCTTGCCCTGGTTATCATCATCGTCCTGATCGGCGGCGTTGCTTTTGCGGCGGATCAGATGGCGACAACGGATCGGTGGACAAAAGAAGACTCAATCAAGGAAGTGACCTTCCTGGGGCTCTTATACCTGGAAAAATGCCAGCGCAACTACGCCAACGAGCACGGCGGCATGTACGTGCCAAATCCTTTTTTAGGTCCGAATCGCAAGGAAAGCGACGTGGACACGTTCCTCGTTACATCGGCGATCCTGCATCCGATCATCAGTTATCTTTTGCCCCGGCAATATCGGGACTGGTGGCAGTACGGCACGCTGATCATCGAGGGTACATCCATCGCCAGCAACATGTCTTTCGGAGTGGGGTTTGAGTTCTAAAATGGACGAAATAGACCAGGCTCAACAAAACGAAGAACTGTTCCGCCGGAATGCCCTGAACAAGCATTTCGGCCGGTCGCCAAAAAATCCTTTGAGAAAGGGCCTGCCCTCCCGGCCTGCAACCGTGCACGGTGCGGGACCGGGGGCAGGCCCGCGATTATGCGCCGACTGCTGTGCCGAGATAGACATGGCCCGCCTGGTGGCCAACCCCAGCGCCACCCGCTGCTTGGACTGCCAGGAAAAACGTGAATGGAGGGAGCGCCGTGGACTCATTTAGCCTATCCAGCATTCTCAAGATTGCCAGCGACTTTGGGCTTGTCGGTCTGATCCTGCTTTTGTGGTGGCTCGATAACCGGCGCATCTGGGCGGTCATGGACCAGTACAAAAACGACATGGTGGAGCAACGGAAAATGTACGAGGCGAACGTTTCCCTGTGCCGGGACTTCGCCAGCATTGCCAAGGATTTGCGGGACATTGTGACCCTCAATATCCAGAAGATGACCGAAGTGGATGACGCCATCCGTCAGAATCAATTCTGTCCCCTTGTGCGGGTGGATTTAACGAAAGTGCTGAAGATATCTCAATTTGGCCAGTCCAATCCTTAACGGAGGGAAGCATGAGCGAAAGGCTTAAATACCTGGGACGCCGCCAGGAACTGAATACGGAAAAGAAATCCCTGGAGATACGCATCCAGGGATTGATCGATAATCTGCGCGACGCCCTGGACCCGACGGCGCCGATCGAGGATCTGCAGCCGGAAAAGATCGCCGAATGGTCCTTGGAGCTTGATGCGGCCAAGAGGCGCTACCAGGAAGTCCTGGCCGCCCTGAAACAGTTGCGAGACCTGCTGGGGGACTGATGCCCGCGCGCTCAAAAATAACGCAGTTGCCGGACGAGATCCGGGCCGAGCTGGAACGCAAACTGATTACCGGCGGGTTCAGTGATTATGCCGCCCTGGAGGTCTGGCTGCGAGATCAGGGATTTGAAATATCCCGTTCTGCCATTCACCGCTTCGGGCAGGACTTCGAGGCGAAGTGCGAGGCGATCCGTATCGCCACCGAGCAGGCCAAAACGATCGTGGGCGTCGTCGGCGACGACGAAGGGAGCATGAACGAGGCCCTGATCCGCCTGATCCAGCAGCTCTCCTTCGACGTCCTGGTCAAGAATCAGGATGCCGATATCGCTTCTCTGCTGCCGAAGATGGGCGTCATGGTGGCGAAGCTCAGCAAGGCGTCCGTAGACCAGAAGAAATGGATGGCGGAGGTCCGCAGCAAGGCGAAGGACACGGCCGAAGAGGTCGTCAGGGAAGTGAAGAAAAGCGGGCTATCAGAGGAAACCGCCGAAGAGATCCGGAAAAAGATACTGGGGATCGTGTAATGGACTTCCTCTATGCCAAACAACCAATATGGTTTCCGCTGGATTGGATCTTCACTGACCATCCCAGGCGCAACATTAAGCCGAAAGGCGGCGTCAGGACGTTCAAAATGAATCGCCGCAAGGAGCTGAAAAAGAGCCGTAAGCGCAGAGCTAAACGATGATGGAAACACGGGAACTGACAACCGATTTCGACCAGGCGCGTACCGCGACGGGTGTATTGCTGTATTACCAGTCAAAGTGGGCCGCTGATCAATCTCCGGTCAAATGGATGGAGAAATCGCGCCGGGTCGGCATCTCCTGGGCGGAGGCGGCGGACGATACCCTTTACGCCTCCGAAAAGGGCAAGGGCGAGAAGCGCAACGTCTGGTACATCGGCTATACCAAGGACATGGCCCTGGAGTTTATCAACGACTGCGCCAACTGGGCGCGGGCCTACAACCTGGCGGCCTCGGAAATCGAACAGTACGACGAGCCGGATGAGGAAGAGATCAACGGTGTGGTCCAGGAGAAGAATATCCTGGCCTATAAGATCACCCTGGTGTCCGGCTGGCGGATCACGGCGCTCTCCAGTCGCCCGACGAACCTCCGCGGCAAGCAGGGGCGTGTGGTCATCGATGAGGCGGCGTTCCACGACGACTTGCCGGGCCTCCTCAAGGCGGCGATGGCCCTTTTGATGTGGGGCGGCCAGGTGCGGGTCATCAGCACCCACTTTGGGGACACGAACGAATTCAATTCCGTCATCCAGGACATCCGGGCCGGAAAGAAACCCTACAGCCTCCACCGCGTCACTTTCGACGACGCCCTGCAGGACGGCCTTTACCGGCGGATCTGCGCGGTACTGGGAAAAGAATGGTCGGCGGAGGGCGAAGCCATCTGGAGGCAGAGCATTATCGATTCCTATGGCGAAGACGCCGACGAGGAGCTTTTCTGCATTCCGTCCCAGGGGACGGGCACCTTCCTGACCCGCGCCGTGATCGAGACCTGCCTGTCTCCGGACATTCCCGTCATCCGCTATGAGCAGCCCGCGTCTTTCGCCGAATTGCCTGACCATCTCCGCCATGCCGAGGTCCGGGACTGGTGCGACGAGACACTGAAGCCCCTCCTCCGGGATCTCGATCCGGCCAGGAACACCGTGGTCGGGGAGGACTTCGGCCGGACCGGCGACCTGACCGTATTTGTTCCCTGGGAAGAACAGCAGAACGCCCACTGGAAAGAGCTGTTTCGGCTGGAGTTGCGCAACATCCCGTTCCAGCAACAGGAACAGATTTTCTACTACATCTGCGATCGACTGCCCCGTTTCCGTTTCGGCGCCCTGGATGCCCGCGGCAACGGCCAGTACCTGGCGGAGCGCGCCATGCAGAAATACGGCGCCGGCCGGATTGCCCAGGTCATGCTGACCGAACCCTGGTACCGAGAGAACATGCCCCGCTTCAAGGCGTCCTTCGAGGATAAGACCATCCTGCTCGCCCAGGACGCCGACGGGATCGAGGACCTGCGGGCCTTCAAGGTCATACGCGGCGTCGCCCGACTGCCGGAGGTACGGGTCAAGGGCAAGGACAACAAGATGCGCCACGGCGACTCCGGCATTGCCCGGGCGATGGCCTGTTTTGCCACGGCCCAGGAGTGGGGCGGCGAAATCGAATTTGAATCCACCGGCAACCGCACCGTCGGCGCCGGCGAGAGTCTGCACAACTACATGGCGGGATATTAGCGATGGCCGAAGAGATCGCAAAACAGCCGATTACCGACGAAGTCGCCACCCTGGAGCGTGACATCGACCTTTTTGCCGGGTGGATCAAACGCCTGGAAAATCCGGATCCCATTTTACGGACGGAGGCGGCGGGCCGTGGTCTGAGACTTTACGACGAGGTGGAACGCGATGCCCACGCCGGAAGCGTCCTGCAGCAGCGTATTCTGGCCGTCGTCGGCAAGGAATGGGAGATCGTCCCGGCCAAGTCGGGCCGGAAATCCGGCAGGCCTGCCACGACGACCCGCGAACAGGTTGTCGCCGATTTCGTTTCCAACGTACTCGAAAACTGCAATTTCGACCAGGCGCGCCAGGAGATGCTGAAGGCGATCCTGTACGGCTACCATCCCGTGGAAGTCCTCTGGCAAAAGCAGGGGGACAACCTCACCATCAAGAAACTGATCGGCAAACATCCCCGCCGTTTTATCTTCACGCCCCGGCGGGAGCTCCGCCTCCTGACGCCGTCCAGCATGATCGAGGGCGAGGCGGTCCCGAACCGAAAATTCATTGTTTACACCTATGGCGACAGCGACAATCCCTACGGGCGCGGACTGGGACAGAAGCTCTGGTGGCCGGCGTGGTTCAAAAAGCACGGGATAAAGTTCTGGATGATTTTTTTGGAGAAGTTCGGGACGCCGACACCCTGGGGCAAATATCCTCCCGGAACCCTGAAACCGGAGCAGGATAAGCTCCTGGCGGCTCTCAAAGCCATACAGACGGACACGGGGATCGTCACGCCCGATAATATGGACATCGGTTTTCTGGAGGCAACCCGGGCCGGAACGATCACCCATGAGCAGCTCTGCAACTACATGGACCGCCAGATCAGTAAGGCCGTCCTGGGGCAGACGGCGTCCACGGAAGGGACGCCTGGGAAGCTGGGAAACGAAGACAACCAAGGCGATGTCCGCCAGGAAATCATCGAAGCCGATGCTGACCTGTCCGACGGTTGCCTGAATGAGACCCTGATCCGGTGGATCGTGGATCTTAATTTCAACGGCGTGACGGATTACCCGAAGCTCGTCACCTATGCCCGGCCGAAGCCGGACCTGAAAGAGCAGAGCGAAATCGACAAGACTCTGGTCGTCGATATCGGCCTGCCGGTCGGCGTGAACTATTTCTACTCGACCTACGGCATCCCTCAGCCTGAACCCGACGAAGTGCTGGTCCAGCCCAGGGCTCCGCAAAAAACGCCGCCCGAATTGGACCGCGGGGCCACCCCCCAGTTTGCCGAGGGAGATGAAGAACCGGACGCCGCCGACCTGGTGACGGAGCAACTGACGGAGCAGGCGGTGAAGGTCGCGGATGCCCTCTACATGGCGCCGATCAAGCGCCTCGTGGACACGTCCGAAAACCTGGACGATCTCCGGGAAGGTCTTCTCGACCTCTATGCGGAAATGCCCCCGGCGGACCTCGGGGTGATCATTGCCCGGGCCATGACCCTGGCGGCGATGTCCGGCCGGTACGAGGTCATGCAGGAGGGTAAAAAAAAAGCCCTGAATTCGCCGAAGGGGATGTAACGCCGGAACTTCAGGCGGCATTCAAACTTCCCTTCGCCGAGCAGGAAGCGTTCTTTCAAAAAAAGCTGAATATTCCAACGCGCAAATGGACGGACCTCTGGAAAGAGCAACACGCCAAGGGATTCATGGTTGCCGGGGCCTATAAGGACGATCTGCTGGCGGATTTCCGGGAGGCCGTCGACAAGGCTATCACCCAGGGCACGACCCTGGAGGATTTCCGGAAAGACGTAGATCGGATCGTCGCTACCCACGGCTGGGACTACAACGGCGGCCGCAACTGGCGGAGCCGGGTCATCTACGAGACCAACGTTCGCCAGGCTTACAATGCCGGACGGTGGAAACAGATGACGGACCCGGAAACGATGCAGATCCTGCCGTACCTGCAGTACCGGCACGGCGATTCCCGGCGGCCCCGCCCCCAGCACCTGGCCTGGGATGGCATCACGCTACCGGCGGAGGATCCCTGGTGGCAGACGCACTATCCTCAGAATGGCTGGGGCTGCAAATGCAAGGTTTTCGCCGTCTCAGAACGACGCATGGAAAAGGCCAGGGCAAAAGGCAAGGCACAGGCGCCGCCCTCGCCGATCGACCCGAAGACGGGCGCGCCCGTCGGTATCGACAAGGGCTTCGACTACAACGTCGGCACGGCGGCCCTTGGCAAAAGCTGGGTCCGGGAGGCGGGGAACATGAAAGAACTGGGGCCGTGGCGGAAGGAAATGTATCCGTTTCTGCCGCAGAAGCTGAGCGGTGAGAAGCCGCCGGTAGCGCTGGGGCGGGAATGTAAAACGGAATCGCAGCTACGGTCAGCCGTTCCGGAAGGGATCTATCGAGACATATTGGGAGAGGAAACGAGCGTGACGCAAGCCTTAGCCGATCACATCATTGAAAAACCGGGACGCTGGGACGGCAGAGAGCAATATTTCCCATTGATACCCGATGTAATCGAACATGCTCAGGAAGTTTGGATCGGGTTTATCCAGTTCGAGGATAGTGGCCGTGTGTTTCTCCGCAAACGATACGTGAAGGCATATGAGATTGAGAAGGGGCGCCTGGTCGGCGTCCTGGCAGATACGATCAAGGGGCAGATGATCACGTTTGATGCATTTCAGAGTAAGGATTTGACGGGTGGGCGATTGCGGTCGGGGAGGTTGGTTTACCCGACTGAAAAATAGGCGGACATCATGTCGCTGCATCAACATGCGCCGCTTTTGCCCGCCGTAAGGGAATGCAGCCCTCGGTCAGGCCAGTTGAGGATACGAATAGCATAATACCCGGAAATAGCAAGGAAAAAGATCATGCCGGACTTTATGACCATCAAAATTGAGGACCAGGCGGTCCAGCGCGTCTTCCGTACGCTGATTGAAAGGGGAAAAGACCTCCGGCCCTTCATGAAGGCGGTCGGGGAAACGGTGGTCTTGCAGACCGAGGAACGGTTTGACAACGAGGGACCGGCGCCGGACGGCACGGCCTGGCCGAAGCTCAAAGAATCGACGCGGCAGCAAAAGAAGCATTCAAAAATGTTGACGGAGTCGGGGGAACTGCGGGGCAGCATCCGTTATCGGCTGATCAATCAATACAGTGTAGCGATCGGGACGAACAAGGTCTATGGCGCGATCCACCAGTTCGGGGGAACAACGCCGCCCCGGACCATTGTTGCCGGGAACAAAAAGGCCCTCTTCTGGCCTGGGGCCGCTCATCCGGTTCGGGCCGTCCGGCATCCGGGCTCGGACATTCCGGCCCGGCCCTTCCTGGGGCTCAGCCGGGAAAACAGCGACGAAATCGTCGAAATGGCAAACCATTATCTCATGAGGTGAACACATGTACGAATTCAAGGGTTTTGACGACTGGGTCCCGATTTTTAAGGGGGGAAAACAGATCGACAGCAGTGGCCGGGAACACGACGGCGACGCCCTGATCGAGAAATCCCTGGCAAAGTTCAACGCCGCAAAACACGAGCCACCTGCCTGCATCGGCCATCCCGAGCATGACGCCCCGGCTTACGGCTGGGTGGAGGGGCTAAAGAAGGTGGCGGGAATGGGCGGGAACCTGCTCCTGGCCAAGTTCAAACAGGTCGAGCCTACTTTTGCGGGCATGGTCAAGGCGGGCCGGTTCAAAAAACGCTCGGCCGCCTTTTACCCGGACGGATCGCTCCGCCACGTCGCCTTCCTGGGCGCAGCGCCCCCGGCGGTCAAGGGCCTTCCCGACATGGCGTTTACCGAGGAGGCGGGCGCCGTCTTTGAGTTCGCCGAGAACAACTGGAAATGGGAGCAGGTCGGCGACGTGATGCGCCGCCTGCGGGAATGGCTCATCGATAAATTCGACCAGGACACGGCGGACCGCGTCGTCTCCCAGTGGGCGATTGACGATATAAAGGCGGCCCCGCCCACAGCGGCGGCCGAGGAGATTCAACCAGCACTATACCGTGAACATGAGGAGGACAACAATATGTCATTCAAAGAGAAATTGATTGCAGCGTTTAACGAGTTCGTTGGGAAAATTCCCGATGAAGGAGCGGCCGCCGGGGGGTCTGCAACGGGCGGGACGTTCACCGAGGCCGATCTGGCCGCGGCCAAAAAGCAGGCCGCCGAGGATGCCGCGAAAGCGGAGCGGGAAAAGTTGACCGCGGAATTCGCCGAAAAAGACCGCGTGGCATTATTAGCGGCCCGCAAAGGCGAGATCGCCGCCTGGTGCGACAAAATGGTCGCCGAAGGCAAATTGACGCCCGCAATGGTCAAATACGGCGTTCCCCAGTTCATGGAGGCGCTGGCCGAGAAAACCGGGGCGATCGAATTCGGCGAAGGCGACGGCAAGGTCCAGGCAACCCTGTATGACCGGTTCAAGGGACTCTTTGAAACGGAATTGCCGAAGGTCGTCGAATTCGATGAGATTGCCTCGCGGGACAAGGACACGGGCGGCCAGGGACAGGCCGGCGCGAAGGTGGAGGTGCTGATCCGGGAGAAAATGAAGAACGACAAGACCCTGGGTTACGGAACGGCCTTTTCCGAGGTGCAGCGGGAAAATCCTGATCTGGTCCGGGAATATCAACAGGAAATCGGCGGTTAAACGTCGAGTGAGAAGAAAGGAGAACAAAGCATGTCTATAGAAAATAGAGTACTGGACCTGACCTGGCCTGCGGCGGAAGACCTGTCGAGCGACCAGTACAAGTTTGTGGTGCTCAATTCGAGCGGCCTGGTAAGGCGCCCGGACAGTGCGTCCGAGGTGGCCATCGGCATCCTGCAGAACGCCCCCGGACAGGGGGAAGCGGCGGTCGTCAGAGTGATCGGCCAGTCGAAATTCGAGGGCAACGCCGCCCTGGGCATCGGCACCGTCATCGGTCCGGAGTATGTCTCGGCGGCCGATGCCGGAAAAGGCCGGGATAATGCGGCCGCCCTTGCCTATGCCAGAGCGGTTGTCGTGGAGGCAACCGGGGCGGAGGACGATCTCGGAAGCTGCCTGCTGCTGGGCATGTGCCCCGCCATTACCGACGCGGTCCAGCACGTCACCAACGTGGCGACGAAGACCACCGCCGGTGTGGTTACCTATACGGCGGCGGAACTGGTGGGCGGATTGATCCTCCGGGATCCGGCCGGATCCAACCGATCAGATGTGACGCCAACGGCGGCCCAGATCGTCGGGGCCGTTGCCGCGGCGATCGCAACCTCCAGCTTCGAATTTGTCATCCGCAACGATGCGGATGCGGCCGAAACCATCACCCTGACCGCCGGAACGGGTGTCAGCCTTTCGGGGACCATGACCATCGTCCAGAACAACAGCAAGAGGTTTCTGGCCGTTATCACCAATGCGGGCAGCGGAACGGAGGCGGTCACCATTTACAGCCTGGGCACGGTTGTCCACTAAGAATCTGAAAGGAGAATGAAATCATGCCTCAGAACAGCGTTAAAGAGTTGATGGTCACGGGTCCCCTGCAGAACGTATCCGTGGCGTACAAAAATTCGGCGTATATCGGGGACCGGGTCTTCCGGATCCTCGATGGCGTGGATCCGAAGGCCAAGATCGCCATCTATTCCAAGGGTGCCTGGTTCCGCAACGATGCGGGGATTCGCGGTCCGGGAGCCAGGGCGAAGCGGAGCGGCTTCCCCATCGACTGGAAGAGCCTTTCCACGGAGGAATGGGCCTTTGCCTCGGAGGTAACCGATGAGGACCGCCGGTTTTCCAAGTCGCAGTTTGCGCCGCCTCTGAAACCCGATCAAGACGCCATCGAGTTTGCCACGGACAAGGTCGATATGTCCAAAGAGGTGCGGATTGCAGAGATGATCACCAAGGGAACCTGGGTGGACGGCAATTCTGGCGGGGAGGATGCGGAGGGTCTCTGGTCTCCTGCCGGGGCCACGAACACCTTCCTGGACGACATCGCCAAAGGGACGTTGAAGATTCAGTCCAATTCCGGGGTCAAGCCGAATTGCCTGGTCATCGATTTCGCCACCTACTCGGCCCTCAAGGAATGCGCGGCCGTCCTGGACAAGATCAAATACACCCAGCGCGGCGTGCTGACCGCGGAGCTCCTGGCGGCCATGCTCGATCTGGAGGAAGTGCTGGTGGGAGAAGCCATCGTCAACACCGCCAAGGAAACCAAGGCCGGGACGGAATTCACCGCCCAGTACATCTGGGAAGTGAACAAGGGCAAGGGTATGGGCTTTCTGTTTCATCGTCCGAAGGCACCCGGCCGCAAGGTACCCGCACCCGGTTACCAGGCCCGCGTCCACTACGAAAACGGGTCTCCCCGCAGGACCACGACGTGGCGGGAACCGGCGGAGCACCAGGACGTCTACGAAGTGGCGGAAGAGACGGACATCATGCTTGTCGACGCCGCCCTGGGTTATCTCTTCAAGGACACTTACTTAACTTAACCAACAACCGTGAATTAACCGAAGCCCCTCCCCCTCGGGGAGGGGCCAGGCAAAAAAAACCATGCGAAAGAAGGCAGAAAAAAGAGACCATTTTCACCTGGCAATGGTTTTCTTCAGCCGAATCGGGATCAATCGATTGATCGAGATCCGGGTGTGGAAAACGGCCTGCTTTTACGTTTCCTTCATCGCAGGCTCCGTCTCTTACCTGATGATCGCTGCAAATCTGATCTATTCCGCGTCTATTTCGCTGCGGATCCTGATGGCCGGTGTGATCACCTTCGTTATTTTTGGCATCGCCTGTTTCGTACTGGAAAAGATGGAAGACCGAAAATGGGCATGACCCGGAAATTATGAGAGAAATAACAGACATAGCCCTGATTGACAGGACGACACGACGGGTCCGGTATTCCGACGGAAAGCAGGAATATCATTGCCGGGGACCTCAGAATACCATCGCGTATTATGACGGCAGCGGCGTTTTGCGTCCTCAGGATATCACGATGGGAGAAGAAACCTACACCAAGTCTGTAAACGGCTTATGGCTGAAGCGGCAGAATCAAGTCTCGGTCGGGGTCCGGATGGACGGCGTGCTGGCCAAGTACATGGGTATGCGCCCGGACGTGTGTCAGGACGGCAGCGAGCAGTTGGAGTTTTCGATTGAGAACGTCACGGTAAATGACAAGTCCGTTACAATCAAACTTCCCTCCGCCGCCACCCGCGTTACCAGCTTACTCGACAATTACGGCGATTACATCAGCGTGTATCCCTATCGCCAGGGATGTCGGCAGTTTGTCAAAGCCGACGGCAATACAAAGAGCATTTCGATTACGTACCGGCTGCACCTTACCGGATTGGAATTGGTCAGCAATGATTTAGGTGAATTCTGGTTCGCATCCAAGAAAACGGGCGAAGTGCGGTTCAGGTTTAGAAAGCCGGTCTTATGTGACATCGGGACGCTGCAACCCATTTTCGTCGGCGAAGTTTCGACCTCAACACTCCTGAAACATTCCCTGTCGATCATGCAGCCAGACGGGACTTACCTTTACACGAAAGAATCTATCGTCGATCTGAGCCTCCTGAAATTACCGCCGGAATATTACCTTGATGCGGATACGGTTTACTCCGGCACGGAAGATGGACAGGCCTATGCGAGTAATGCTGATTGGACGACTGTGCATGATGCTACAACGGGCAATGTCAATGCAACTGTTGCGGATTCCGGCAATTGCTGTTCGAGCTATTATGCCTCTAGTAAGATTTATATCATTAGAGCATATCTTGTTTTTTCCCTGGCCGGTCTTAGCGGCACTTTATCAAGTTGTTCAGTCAATCTGTACGGATCTTGGAATGGAGAGAGTACGGTCGGTGTAATGCAAGGTACGCAATCCGATACACTGGTTGGGAATGATTTCGATGCGTTTTCTGGCAGCGTGTGGGGTACGAGCGGACCCTGGAGCACGTCATCCTACAATGCAATATCGTTTAATTCTACAGGGCTAACGGCAGCACAAAACGCATTAGGAGGTACATTCAAGGTCTGCTGCCGTGAGTCTTCGCACGATATTGCCAATTCATCATGCGGGACGTCTAATTACAGATGCGGTATGCATTTCGCGGATGAAACGGGCACGGATAAAGACCCCTATTTCAGTTTAACCAAGCCTGCGAAAGGCAATCCTTTCTATTTCCAGATGCTAAGGAGGCGATAACTCATGCCGCTAAAGCCAGTAGATACCGCAATCCTTGTTGTCGTCGGCCCCTGCATTGACGATACCGACTTTAAAAGCCTGGAAACGGCCATCGCCTACAATGCCAGCGGAATGTCGCTGGACTGGATTCAGGAAAAGACGGACGGGACGACGGTCAAAACAGACCTGACTTTAACCACATCTGGCGACAACGACTGGACGCACATCGGAAATGGCTATTATTCCGTGGAAATTACCGCCGCGCAGAACAACGAGGAAGGTGTTGGCTGGGTGGCTGGCATGTGTACGGGGGTGCTGCCGTTTGAGTCACCGCATTACGATATTGTTCCGACGCAGATTTACAATTCTCTGGTCAAAGGATCGGATTTGCTTGATGTCAATGCCTCACAACTGGGTGGCACGGCACAGACAGGCCGAGACATCGGCGCAAGCGTTTTGCTCTCCCCCGGCACAGGAACCGGACAAATAAGCCTTGCTTCAGGTGCGGTCACGGTGGGGACTAACAGCGACAAGACAGCCTATCAGTTAGCAGCAGATCAAGCCGTCAATGTGACCAAATTCAATGGAACAACCGTAACGGCAAGAGATATAGGCGCGTCTGTACTTCTCTCAAATGGGACGGATACGGGGCAGATCAGTTTGTCGTCTGGACAGGTTACAGTAGGGACTCTTGCATCTGCGGCTATTGCGTCCATTTGGAACGCCTTGACGTCTGGATTAACGACGGCGGGGAGTATCGGGAAACTCTTAGTGGACAACATCAATGCCACTATTTCGTCCCGCTCCACTTATGCGGGTGCTGATACAGCAGGAACCACGACTCTGCTTTCGCGCATCGGCACTGCCCTGACCATTACGGGCGGAAAAGTGGACGTGAACGACAAGACGGGATTCGCGTTAAGTTCCGCCGGAATAGCCGGTATCTGGAACGCACTGACTTCCGGCATGTCCACAGCCGGGAGTATCGGGAAGCGGATCATCGACTATTTGACCGGGGATATTTTCGCCCGGTTGGGTGCGCCTGCGGGTGCTTCGGTAAGCGCGGATATTGCAGCGGTAAATGCCAAAACTACGAACCTTCCCGCCACGCCCGCGGCTGTCGGTTCGGCCATGACCCTGACCGCAGCCTATGATGCGGCCAAAACGGCGGCCTCGCAGGACAGCGTTAACACGATTTCCGGCTACATCGACACCGAAGTGGCATCAATCCTTGCCGCAGTGGATACGGAAGTGGCGGGCATCAAGGCGAAAACGGACGGCCTGAACTTTACCGGAACGGATGTCAAGGCGACCCTGGACGGGGAGACTGTCACCGTTGGGGCCAATAACGACAAGACGGGGTATGCCCTAACCGTGGCCTATGACGCGGCCAAAACGGCGGCCTCACAGACCAGCGTGGATGCGATCGATGGCATCGTGGATTCCATCCTGGAAGATACCGGCACGACGCTTCCCGGTACATTAACCACCATATCCAGCTACATCGACACCGAAGTGGCCGCGATCAAGGCCGTCACGGACAAGCTGGACACGGCCCTGGAACTGGATGAGGCCGTTTACAGGTTCACCGCCAACGCCCTGGAACTCGCGCCGGTTGATGGAGCGGCTCCCACGGCCGCGGCCATCCGGGCGGAGATCGATGCCAGCAGCACGCAACTGGCAGCCATCCTGGCCACGATCGACGGGGCAGGATCCGGGCCGGTCGCACATGACTATACGGTAACGGTTGACGGTGTTTCCTGCGCCGATTGCCTGGTGATCATGTCGACGGATTCGGCAAGGGCAAACCCGATTCATCGTGTCCGGACCAACGCCCTGGGCGTCGCCCGATTCTGGCCGGATCTGCCTGCAGGAACCAAGGTCTATCTCTGGCGGTACAAGACAGGCACTGATTTCTCAAACCCGGATACGGAGGTCATACACGCATGAGCGATTGGACAGGTGCAGGGTCAACAACAGGCCTTACCGAAGGTCTCTATTGTAGTCACGCGGATATTCTCGCCCAGATATCACCGGAAGTCCTGATCCAGTTGACCGACGACGCCAATACCGGTGTGGCGGACGGGACCAAAGTGACACAGGCCATTGAAACTGCCGATGCGGAGATCGACGGCTATTGCGCGGGGCGCTACAACGTGCCGTTTTCTCCGGTCCCCCCGGTGATCAAGGGGCTTGCGGTGGAAATCGCTGTTTACTACCTTTACAAGCGGCGCACCATCCCGGAACGGATCGAGACGAGCTATGACAAGGCCGTCGCCCGGCTCAAGGACATCTCCAAAGGGATCATGTCCCTGGGCGTCGCACCTCCACCCCCGGCAGCGGCCACCGGCGACGGGGTGGGCGTCAACTGCAGTGCGGAAAACAGGGTTTTCACGCGGGAAACCATGAAGGGGTTCTAATGCTGGCAGATATCGAAACCAAAATCGCGGAACGCCTGGAGGCGAAGCTCGCCGAGCCGAAGCGGGTCGGCATCGACGAGGCCCACACGGCGCTGTCCGTACCCTCGATCGACGTGGTGGTGGGCGGTGGGGGCTTTGAGCGGATCGCCCAGAAATACAAGATCACGCCGTCCATTTACGTGATCGTGACCTTTCAGCATTTGCGGGACCTGGCTTCCCGCCGCAAGGGCATCTACCCTATCATTGAGGCGATCGTCGCCTGCCTGGTCGGCCAGACCCTGGGGCTCACCATCGACGGCCTCGTTCCGATCCGGATGGAAAATATCACGAATCAGGAGGAGGCAGAGGACGGGAAAGTCGTCTTCCAGCTCGAATTCAAGACGGGCTTCATCTTCGAGCGGATGACCGACGAGCAGGTGACAAACCTGTTGAAGATCGGCCTGAACTATTACCTGAAACCGGGAGACGACACGGCGGACGCGTCCGACCTGGTCAGCTTAACGTAGAGGAGGACACACGATGGAAGTCATAGCAGCGCCGGGCCTGCAGTGCCCGATGGAGGACAAACCGAGGTCGTACATCACGGATGCCAAGCCGGTAACCGTACCCGAGACGGCCTATTACCTGCGGCTGCTCGCCGACGGATCCCTGGTCCCGGCACTGGAAGCCGCGCAGAAGAAGAAAGGGGAATAACCGATGGCCAGCAAAAACATCAGCTTCGACAACATCCCGGCCTCGATCAGGAAACCCGGGAAGTACTTTGAATTCAACACCAAACTGGCGGTCCGCATCCTGCCGAACAACAAGCAGCGGATGCTGATCGTCGGCCAGAGGACCAGCGCCGGGAGCGTGGCCCAGAATGTCCTGACCACGGTCTTTTCGGACAACGAAGCGGAGACGTACTACGGCGCCGGGTCGATGTGCCACCTGATGACCAGGGCGGCGATCAAGGCCAACCCTTACCTGGACCTGACCGTCATCGCCCTGGACGACGCGGGCGCGGGCGTGGCGGCCACCGGTACGGTGACCATCGGCGGACCCGCCACGGGAACGGGGGCGCTTACCCTCTATGTCGGCGGTGCAAAAGTCGACATCGCAATCGCCTCGTCGGACACAGCCAACGCCATCGCGGCAGCCCTCAAGGCGGAACTGGATCTCCACCCGGATCTGCCCGTCACGGCAACGGTCAATGCGGCGGTTGTGACGCTGACCGCCAAAAACAAAGGGCTCTGCGGCAATGACATCGGCCTGGGATACCTGCTGACCAACGCGTCCGGCGTGACCTGCGCCATCGTTGGGATGGCCTCGGGGGCGACCAACCCGACCCTCACGACCGCCCTGGCCGCGGCCTTCGCCTACCAGTACGACGTCATCGTCTTCCCGTTCAACAACCAGACGGACCTGGCGACCCTCAAGACACACCTGGACAGCGTATCCGGCCCGATGGAACAGCGGCCCGGCGTCGGAGTTTACGGGATGTCCGCTGCCCTGGCTACGGTGACGACCCTAACCGGCCAGGTCAACTCGGGCCGCATCGTCTGCACTTACCTGCGCTACACATCGGCCACGCCCCGCAAGTCGCAGCCCTACGAGATCGCCGCGGCGATGGGCGCCGTCATGTGCTACGAGGAGGATCCCGCCCGCCCGCTCAACACGTTGGAGTTGACGGACATCGCCCCGTCGGCGATCAATGACCGGTTCTCCAGGACGGAACAGGAAAACCTCCTGTACAACGGTACGACGCCCCTGGAGATCGGCTCCGGCGAAACGGTG